GTGCTGGTTTGTTTGGTACAACAAGTTTTCTTGGGGCTGAAGCTGGGATAGCAGGGACAGCTTTAACCATGACAAAGATAGGAACAGGTTTAAGTATTATTGGTGCTGGGTTAGTGTTGAATGGTGTTTCTGAAATGTTATTTCCTCTTCCTATTCCAGAAGAACAAGAAGATGATCCAAGAATATCTTTTGCTTTTAATGGGCTTACTAATACTACGAGAGCCGGAACTAGCCATCCTATTGTTTATGGAGAAATAGTTACTGGATCTGTAGTTATCTCCGCAGGCATTGACACCAACCAAGTGACAGCATGACAGATAAAAAAATTATTAGAGGTTCTGGTGGGCCTCCTCCTACACCTCCAGCCCCATATCGTGCGCCTGATACATTAAACAGTAGGCAGTTTGCAACCATATTAGATTTATTGTCAGAAGGAGAAATAGAAGGTTTTGCCACACCATCTAAATTAGGTTTAACAAAAGGATCAACAGCTTATACAAATGCTTCTTTGAAAGATATTTTTCTTAATGACACACCAATTCTTTTAGAAAGTGCAAGTACATCTAGTCCAGCAGCTTCAGATTTTAACTTTCAAAGCGTTACTCTTAACACAAAGTTTGGTACAAATAACCAAACAAAGATAGCTGGAATCGTTGGAAGTGATGCTGCTGTTTCTGGCTTTAATGCAACGGATTGTACTGTAGATGGAGGTGGAGTAACACAAAGTTTATCTACTGGAAAAGATGCAGTAAAAGTTACTATTATGTTTCCGCAGTTGCAGAAGGCAGAAGATAATGGTGATTTACTTGGATCTACTGTTGATTTAAAAATTGGTTTACAAATAAACAATCAATCAAGTCCAACTCATCCAACAGTTGTAACTGACACAATCACAGGTAGAACTGCTGATCCATATTCAAAAGAATATAGAATTAACCTCCCTGCTGGTTACTCCCAAGCAAGTATTAGGGTAGAAAGAGTTACAGCAGATAATACTGCGTCTGACACAATTAAAGATTTATTTAGAGTAACTATTATTCAAGAGATAGTTGATGATAGTAATACATATCCTGATTCTGCATATACGTCTTTACGGTTAGATTCAGAACAATTTAGCTCTATACCAAAAAGAGCTTTCCGTATTCGTGGAATAAAAGTAAGAATACCAGCACCGAATAATGGCTTGACCCCGACAGTTGATTTAGCTACAGGTCGTATAGATTATCCAGACAATTATGTATTTAATGGCACGTTTGGAGCAGCGCAATGGACTTCATGCCCAAGTTGCATATTATTAGATCTTTTAACAAACGAAAGATATGGATTTGGCACTTTTTTAGATCCTGATAATACCTTTACATCATCTGGTACATCAACATCGTTAGATTTATACAGTTTTGTAACCGCTAGTCGATATGCAAATACACTTGTTAATGATGGAGAAGGTGGCTTGGAGGCAAGGTTTAGTACTAACGTCAATATTCAATCATCAAAAGAAGCATACGATCTTATAAAAGACTTGGCATCAATAATGAGATGTATTCCAATATGGAGTCAAGGTTCTATTGCTTTAGTACAAGATTCACCAAGAGACTCTTCTTATCTATTTAATATGTCTAACGTAACTCCAGAAGGATTTAATTACACAGGTAGCAGTTTAAAACAAAGACATTCTGTTGTTAGTGTCAGTTATTTTAATATGGATTCTAGAGAATTAGATTTTGAAGTTTATGGTGATGGTAATACAAATGCTGAAGTAACAAGGAGAGCAAAATTTGGAATTGTATATAAGCAAGTAAAAAGTTTTGGTTGTACTTCTAGAGGTCAAGCTCAAAGAATGGCGAGGGCAATCGTTTTTTCTGAGGAACAAGAAGCTGAAGTTGTTAATTTTGCAACATCAATAGACGCTGGCGCAGTAGTAAGGCCGGGTTCTGTTATCACAATTAATGATCCTGTTAGAAGTTTATTTAGAAGATCAGGAAGAATACAAGCTGCAACTACTACATCAATCACAGTAGATGACACACAAGACTTGGGTTCTTTTAGTGTGCCTACAGGTCAATGTAGTGTAATCATGCCTGATGGTTCAGTAGAGAAAAAAGGAGTTCTTAGTGTTGTTCAAAATGTGATTACACTTGAATCTGCTTTAAGTGCAACTCCAAATGTAAATTCTGTTTGGTTTCTAGAAAGTGATATTTTAAAAGGTCAAACATTTAAGGTGATAACTGTTGAAGAACAAGATGGTATTAACTATGTAATTTCTGCTTTAAGTTATAGAGAAGAAAAATATGACAACATTGAAAGTAATGAATTTGCAACCTTACCTGTAAGACGAGTATCAAGATTAAATGAGTTAAGGCCAGCACCTCAAATTCATTTTCCTATAAGAGAAAAAGTTGCTGTTATAAATAATGTCTCAGTTAATAAGATTTTATTATCTTGGACTCCAGTTACAGGTGTTACTCAATATCAAGTGCAATATAGATTTAGTAACTCAAACTGGGTAACAGAAGTTGTATTTAGACCTGATATTGAAATTTTAAATACACAAGCTGGAATTTATGAATTTAAAGTATTTTCATATAACTCTGCACTAAGAATATCGGCTGTACCTTCAACAGCAGAATATGATGCTACAGGTAAAAAAGATCCACCAGCAGATGTACAAAACTTAACCGCAGAACCAGTAAATAATAATTTAACAAGATTACGTTGGGATAAATCAGTTGATGCTGACGTTTTACATGGTGGTCGAGTCTATATTCGACACTCAAATAAGACAGATGGGACAGGTTCTTTTGCTAACTCAGTTGACTTAATAGAAGCTGTTGCTGGTAACTCTACTGATGTAATAGTTCCATCTTTAGAAGGTGAGTATATCTTAAAATTTAGAGATGACGGTGGTAGGTTTAGCCTTGGGGAAACAAGTGTAATTATTGATATGCCTGACATTATAGATACTCAGGCAATATTTACTGACAGAGAAGATACAGGTGGTAGTCCATTTGGCGGTACAAAAACAAATACAACTCTTGCTTCTGGAGCTTTAAAACTTACTGATCCAGCTACTAATGCGACAGGTGAATATGCTTTTGCTTCTATTTTAGATTTAGGTGGTGTATTCTCTTTAAATTTAAAACGTCATTTTCAATCAATAGGTTTCTTCATTGGTACAAATATTGAAGATTTAATTCCAAACACATCACCTGAGTTTGGTGGGCCTGCTGATGGAGGTTTTGATAACTATGCTATTGATAATAACTTTGATGGTGCAGCAGCACAAAAGACTAACGCTCAAATATTAGTTGCGACAACCACATCAGCACCAGCTAGTTCTTCTTATCAAGATTCTGATTTTTCTGGTAAAGCTTTTAACGTGTTTGCCAATGGTAATTTTAAAGGAAGAGGATTTAAGTTTAAATTAAAACTTTCTTCAGACGATACCGCACAAAATATTAGTGTTGAGCAAGCTGGATATTCAGCATCTTTTGATGCAAGAACAGAACAAAGTTCTGGTGTCATTAGAACAGTTGATGGAAGTAATAACCCTGCTGCAAAAGCTGTTACATTTACTAAACCTTTTTTTACAGGAACAAGTAGTACTGATGGAGGGCTAAATGCTTATTTACCTTCAGTTGGTATCACAATACAAAATGCTCAAGCTGGAGACTTCTTTACTATTACATCTTTAGCTGGAACAGGATTTACTGTAAATATCAAAAACTCAGGAGAAACTGCAAATAATGGTTACGTTAATAGGAATTTTACATATCAGGCTGTTGGTTATGGCAAAGGGGTGTAATATGGAGGAAAGTATTTTTTAGATGGCTCAAGTTAGTTCATACAACGTAGCTAATAGATCTGGTGCTTTGGTGCGTTCAGATATAAATGATATATATTCTGCTATAAAAACTTGCAATAGTGGCCCAAATGATCCAGCAAGTCCAGAACAGTTTATGTTGTTTGGAGATAATACAACTGGAGATTTGAATTTAAAAATA